CGAGGGTTTTATCCTCCCCATGGGAAAACTTCATTTCAAAACACGTTTTTGAAATGGAAGAGTGTCAGAAAAGACTTATAACTGACAACAAATAATGAGTGTGATTAGAGTCAAAGACTCAACAAGCCGCCAAAACAAGGGCGGTTTCAAACAAACTAACAAACCAAGAAAAGGAAACAAATTCACCAAAGAACAGAATTTCCAGAACACTCGAGCCAAACTCTCCAGGTCATATGAATAATTTCAAGCTCCACCTTCGAAGAAGTAGACCGTGAAACACCAGAATTTCCTGACCATAAGACTACTCCCTGCTGACGTCTAGGGTCAGCTGCCAAATCAAGTTCATATCCTGCGAGGTCAAAATCAAAGACACGTGTCATTTGACTCTCCGTCGACAAAGGAAATGACTGCTTGTTCGGCACGACATTTACCTGGCTAGAACTGGTGCCCGTAGCGGCATCAGTATTCTTACCAGTAGGTATTAACGCAACATAAATATGCCCACCTGGTACAAGATCTCCGGCTTCACTCCCAACCAGAGAACCCTGTCGAACTTCGCACTGGATCCTAGCAATCATGATCGAAGAAAACACAGTTTTCAACGTCACGATCCTAGAAGCCTGTGCCAAGTTGATAGCGCCCCTATAGCTCCCTGTCTTCATTCCGAAATATACCTCAGATATTTCTTTGTGAACAGCAGGACTAGAGACCACTGCCGTCCTCATGATTTCAGAGTCTCCAACTGCGTGGGCGGCCATAATTTTCAGTATACCAAACAAAGAAAATAGCTGTAATGCTGCAACAGAAGAAGATATAAAGCACGAACAAACACAACCAAATATACCAAGGAAAATAATCAATTGCGAACATGAATTTAATTTTGAGTTTTGTATACGTATTCTCCAATACGGTCGTGTGATTGAGATCGATTTGTAAACTCGGTCAGACCGACAACTGCCCAAGCATGATCCGCCCCAAGCCAAACGCCCCTCTGTTTAAAATCAGAGGCGCGCTCCTTGACCCTAAAGCAAGGGATGAATTTCTCGTCGAGCCACTTCTCGGCAGACAGCAAATCGACATGTGTCGTCGGTGGCGTTTCGTCGGTGAACCACCCAATTGCTTGGACAAAGCAATTCTCCTCAGAATCAACGACTACCAACTTGTCATCATCTGGTATATCACTAATCAAGTCAAAGAAAAATTTCCTCGATTCCAATGACACGTACAGATCAACCAAGGATGTGACAAAGGCCGCCTCAAAATCAGAATATGCCAACATACACCACTTGCGCAAGACATCTGAATGGCAAGACTGTAGCGGCACATAACGATCATAAAAAGCGTCCGCCAATTCATTCGCACGATTGCTATCCCCCGCGAACGAAGCGGTGGCCTTGCAAATCATGCGTACAGGATCCGGGACTACGTCATCAGGCAAGAAAAACCTACCCGCGTGGTAAGGTGGCGCATTTAAATCCACTTTGAGTCCCGTGGCCCGTATATCTGGATCAAAAACTGGCAGCAGTTCCATGATCTTGTTTCCCAGAAAATCATCCCCCTTAATGATCCCAAACATGGGCTTGAGTTGCCCCACACCAAAGCGTTCTGCGAAGACCGTTGCCACCTGGAAAATATTGCGGATAAGTGTAAAAGGGTCCCCTGACCCCAAGTTGTATTTGGCTGCCCCTCTATAAAGTCCCTGGTGCAACGATTTGTATTCATACGTCGAAGAGTGATGTAAATACAAATCCACCTTGTCGTCTGGCACACCATAAAAGCTGAGAAACATGCAGAACACCAGTAAAGTAACCGGTGTATGGGATGTGTCCTGTCTGGAAACGTCCGCCTGCATGTTTTCATCAAGCAAACTCTCCAAAACTCCCCATCGCCTACAAAGACGCGCAACTTCTTTGTCAGAATAACCACAGTCAAAGATTATCCCAGGCCTAGTGGCTAACCTAACATTGCGCAAGAAGGTTTTGCTCCAAGGCCCAAAAATCGCATTGTAATCTGGTGCAGTCGCCAGCACTGTTTGCCCATAGTTCTCTTCCAAAGCAAATGAAGCCTTCACCTTGACCTTAACCTGCGTCTTGAGAAACCCAAAAGAAGTAACAGTGGACCTAGATTCACCATACGCCCATGAATCCAAGAACTTCCTCACAAAATCTGCAGATCGCGTTGCATACCAATTGAGACAAAAAGACTCAAGCGAATACGGCAGCTCCCTGTCAAGATCAAAGAAGCTCTCCATAACTTCGGTGAAAAGCGTCTGCGCACGGCGCCTCACAACGTCCGGGTTGGTCTCCAGCGTCCTTGGACGTCC